GGGTGGCTGGAGGCCTTTGGACCTGCAGCGGCTATGGCGGCAGTAGCTTTACAAGCCCAGCTTCAGTTACTTGGTTCGGCTACCTTCGAGCTGCTCAAGAAGTTCGATGCCGTTACTGGGTTCTCCAAGCTCTTCCGGGAGGCTGTGATCGCCACCCGGGTAGCTCTAGAGTATCTTACCAAGAACATGGAGACCGTTGTTGCTCTCTTCGGTGCTGTGGCAGGAGCAGGAGCAGGATTCCTAGTGTACCAGCTCTTCGCCCGATTGCCCGCGGTTATCATGGCGACTGTCACGGCCATGAAGGCACTTACAGCATCCGTCATTACACTCGATCTGGTAATGCTTGCTACAGGATGGGGTGCGCTCCTGAGTGTAATAGCCAAAACGGCGGCCGTTATCATAGGTGCTGTCGTAGGCTATAATCTCCTGAAGGATGCAATCGATTCTGTCCAGACTCCAATGGAGGACTGGGTAAACGAGTCCAAGGCTTGGCTTGATGTTCAGGAGAAGATCGGTAAGTCACACAAGCAGACTACTGACGAGATCAGGAAAGGTACGCAGGAGAGGTTGCAGCTCCTGACTACTGAGCTTACATCGGCCCACGAGATGTTACGTCTGACAATAGCCTCGCAGAAGGCTAAAATGGACGAGATGAATGTCAAGCCGAGTTTTGCTACTCCGTTTGGTGGTGCGTTCCTGGGTACGCAACCGACAGGTGAATCGCCTGAAGTAACTGCTGCTCGTAAGCGGTTACAGGTCCTAGAAGGCCTCCGGAAGGAGATGGAAACCACCTTAGAACGTCTGTCCAAGTTGAAGCCCTCCAGTATTCCTGGAGGGGAAGAGTCTGGTACCCAGTGGGCTAACTGGGCCGAGAAGATCAGTCAGAGCATCCGCGAAGTCATTGGACTTGGCAGGCAGTTAGAAGCCTCTGAGCTTGGTCAGGGTGCAATCGAACAAGCTCGTGGAATGGCTAAGGCGATCGAGATGATGTCGGATCAGCCTGACAAAGGTCGTGGTAATATCGAGGCAATCTCTAAGTCGCTTCGGGATGCCGGATTTGCAGGCTCGAATCTCACCGAGCAGCTGGCGAAGTTGTACCTCCTGATCGAGCAGCGCAAAGATACGCTCAAGGAACTCGAGGCGTTGCCAGGTAAAGCAGCCACTGCAGGTGATGCTCTCGCGAAGATGTTCGAGGTGGTAGAAGCCCGTCGTCAGGCAGCTACGACAGGTGAACCGACCCAATTGGAGAAGCAGCTCGTTACGATGGAGGGCTACTTCGAGGTCCTCAAGAAGATGGGGATGACGCAGGAGCACATTAACTTCCTGGTCGCCGAGTTCCGCAAGCAGTGGAAGACCATGGGTGATGCTGAAGAGGGGGTCAAGGAGGTCGAGAAGCTGACTAAAGCCCTAGAACGTCTGGATAACCAGCTGGGGGACAATAGCGTCCGCGTGATGGAGGAGTATCGGGATCGTGTTGACCTCGTCTGGAATGCTTTTGGTAAAGGGATAATCACCATTGATCAGGTACGTCAACGTCTCCTCCTGATCGAGGACGACATGAATCGTAAGGTCATCGATCGTACGACACTTCTTGGTCGGAGTATGACCGAGGTGTTCCGGGATATTACCAACAACATTGCCGACACGATGGCGAAGGCTACGATGGGCATGGAAGTGTCCTGGCGCAACATGTTCGATGCTATTACCCAGGAAGCACTGTCGTTCATCTACAAGATGTCGGTCGTGCAGCCAATTATGACCGCTCTGTTCGGCAATCTGTATAGCAAACAGTCTGGGACTGGACAAGGTCTCCTTGAAGATTGGCTGCGTAGCTTCATGCCTACCCCAGTAGGTGTGACACCTGCTGCCGGAGCTGGATATGTTGGGGATCAGGCCGAGATTCTTGGGTTTGCCGGTGGAGGTAGCTTTAAGGTGGGAGGGTCAGGAGGCTCAGATAGTCAGGCTATTAAGTTCCGGGCTTCCCCAGGGGAGCGTGTTGATATTCTCACTCCCGAGCAACAGCGGGGTGCTTCAATGCCATCAGTCCAGGTTGTGATCAACAACCAATCTGGACAACCAATCGAAGCTAGTCAATCGGCTCCTCGTATGGAGGGCGATAGATTAGTAGTTGACCTTCTAGTACGTCGTCTAGCTCGCGACGTAGGAGCTCGTAACCAACTAAGAGGCCTGTTGGCCCCGGCCCCGGAGTACTGATATGGCGTTCCCACACTCTTACGCAAAGATCCTAGCCGACGGCTATTCGAAGGACAGAGCCTCTGCGGTCCAGCGTACTGCCATGGAAGATGGAATGGTAAAGCAGCTACGCACGAAGAGCCGTGTCTTGGTGGCCCGCTCCTTTACCGTTGGTCTCGCCTCGCTTACGGACTACCAGAACTTCATCACCTGGTTCCAAACGGACATCGACTACGGGGCCCTATGGTTCGACTTTACCGACCCAGAGGACAATGTAGTCCGGACTGCACGTGTAGTCAACAAGTTAGATGGCGAGCGTCCAATCGTTGGCCTGGGACAGTGGCGCATCCCTCTTCAAATCGAGACCTGGAGTGGCTAAAAACTATACCTCAAACTTCAAGGAGAAGACCAGCGCAACAACTGGTGAGGAGCCGGTCTACCTCTTGGAGATCACCCATGATGAGCTAGCAGCTCCTGTCAGGGTGGTAAACGACACCCAGAACCTCACCCACAGTGGTGACGTCTTTACGGCTTGTGCTTTTCGTGTTCAGTTCCCAGAGGATATTGCTCAATCTATGCCTAGGGTCCCGATAGCCATTGACAACCTAGGCAAAGAGATGACGTCCTGGCTCGACGAGTCTGGCGGAGGACGGGGAGCAACTGTTCGGATCATGCAGGTGATGCGCGATACCCCGAACGTCGTAGAGCAGGAGTACACGATGCTCCTGATGAACACCCAGCAGAACATCATAGAGATCAGCGGCGAGCTCGGATATGACAACATTCTTGAGCTTCCTGCCTTAGGAGTTTTGTACTCACCACAGTCTGCCTCGGGGCTATTCTAATGACCACAACTAGTGTCCTTAGAGAGCACTGGTCCGACAAATACGTAGGTAAGCCCTACGTAGCAGAGGTCTACGACTGTGGCGAAATGGCCCGTGAGGTTCTACAGAGGGAGTTCCATCGCATCGTTCTCATCCCCTCGGATCGTAACTATGCGGGCAAGGAAGGTCGTGAGAAGATCAAGGCTGTTGCCAAACAGATCCTTCACGAGAGGGATCGTGTTGGTTACCGGACTTCGGATCCGACAGATGGGGACGGTGTCCTAATGTTTTCAGGATCGAAGATGATGCACGTCGGTATCTACTGCATTATCAACGGCGAGCCTTGGGTACTCCACTGTGCTGAGAGACCGGCTCAAGTCATCAAGACACGTGTGAGAGAGCTGGAGCCCCGAGGCTTCAAGCTTGAGGGGTACTATAAGTGGAAATGAACCTCCCAGCCGTTGTTAGCAGACAGCCCACTCTCATCTGGGCTCCCCATCCGTTCCAGCGCGAAGTCGGGAGGGAGATCCGGTACATACCTTTCGAGGCTGGGGAGTCAATACTCTCGTACCTCAAACGGGTAGGGATCTTCGAAAGGATGGGTCGTCAACCGTTCATGCTGACGATCGATGGACGTCGTATCCCTAGGAGCTTGTGGTCCTTGACTCATCCTAAGGCCGGTACGCAAATCAATCTCTACGCTCTAGTACACGGGGGGGAAGGTACTAAGAAGAACCCCCTAGCGATCATTTCGATTATCGCTCTGAGCGTCTTTGCGCCACAGTTTGCTGGTGCGATAGCTGGTAAAGGGGCTAGCGCAATGGCTCTAGGTTTGTGGAAGGCTGGGATTATGATCGTTGGTGGGATGATCATCAACGAACTGTTCCCACCTCCTAGGCCGGACATGTCAGCGGCTCAAGGGTTGGATATTCAGGACTCGCCGACCTACTCCATCACTGGAGGGTCAAATAGAGCACGCTCGTATCAGCCGATGCCAAAGGTCGTCGGCACAACGAAGATCTTCCCTGATTTAGGGGCCCTTCCCTACACCGAGTTCGAAGGCGAGGACCAGATTCTCTATCAGGTGTTCGACTTCGGCTATAATGATCTTGTGCTCAACGGCTGGAAGATTGGCGATACCCCGATCGAGAACTACAAGGGAGTGACCCTAGAGGAAAGCACCATGGATGGTGCTCTCACTCTCTTTCCGGGAAACGTGGACACACTAGCCGGGGCTGCCCTGACTTTTCCAGCAAGTTGGATCCAGCGTACTGGTAGTGCGGACGCGACTGGGTTAGCAATAGAAATTGGTGGGACACTCTTTAGGATGACCTCTGGTGCTCTGGAGGCAATTGCAGCCGAGATCGAGATGGAGTACCGGCGCGCAGGTGACTCTACGTGGATTCCCCTCAGCTTTGCATCGGACTCAGTACCGGAGACGTCGATCATCCTTGGGGTAGCACGACTTCCCAACTCCACTTACCAGCAGGGAGCCCGAAGGACTATCTCTGTCCAACCCTCCAATGTCTCAGGGATCACTGTCTTGTCGTCCTCTCTGAGTGCTGGTACAGGTACTGCTTATATTGCCAAGTTGCACAGCAACGACTTTACGGTTGGAATCCGCGTTGCTTGGGCCGCACCGGGCGAAGGTAATCTGCAACAGCAGATGGGTCCTCCAGTAAGAGTGAGTAATCCTATTGCCACCGAAGGGGGTGGGATCTATATCCTCTGGAACAAGACCTACACGGCTAACATCATCATTCAGGCTACCCTCTCCGACTTTGATGTTGACGCTGACACATACGGGGGTCAGGCTTTTACGATCGGGGCCGAGTTAGCGGGCCGATTCGCAGTCATTAACAGTGCGCGGACTCCCCTTCGGCGGACATTCAAGTTCAACGTCGCGCGGGAGCAATATGAAGTCCGAGTCCGTCGTATTACACCAGACGAGACAGATCTGCAGGCAGTATCTGCCCTCGAATGGTCGCAGCTTAGGACTTACCAGTTTGATACGAGCAACTACGAGGGTCGTAAGCGAGTCGCTCTGAAGATCCGAGCCTCCGATCAACTTCAGGGTGTCGTGGACGATCTGAATTGTGTCGCACAGGCACAGTGCAACACTTATACCCCATTGGACTCCATATCCAAGGCTTCTGAGTCCGACCTCTGGGCCGTAGGTTCAACAATGCCAACAGGATATGGGGCTAGCCAGACTGTAGCGGGTGAGAGCACCTTTGCCATCAAAACTGGGCCGTTCGGAACAAATGAGGTTGTCAACGTCTGTATTCCCAAAGACCAGACCACTAATGCAGATGGTGGTTGGACTATTACTGCGAATACAATCCCGGTTGATTCCTCCAAGGGACACATATTCGCCCTCTTCGTCAAAAAGATGACGGTATATGGTTCTTTGTATTGGGGTCCGCATTACTTCGGTGGATCCAAAATTGAGGACATTGGTGGAGCGCCGAATACTAACCCCTATTTTTATACCTCAACCACACTTCCAAACACGGTCGACTGGTTTTTAGTCATTGGCTATGTTCATCCTTCTGGTTACTCCGGAGCTGACGCTGGGATTAGTGGGGTATACAATCTTGACGGGGTGAAGCAGGCCGATGGTAATGAATTCAGGTTTGCTGCTGGAGTAACTACGATTGAGCATCGGGCCTACCACTTCTATAATGACACGAACGATGAGATCGAGACGCAGTACATGGCTCGTCCAGTTGTGATCCCCTGCTCCGTTGCCCAGGCTCCGGCGGTTATACAAGAGATCCTCGGGCGCCGCGAGGACTACCTCGAGCCAGACTGGTCGTTCCGACCAACATCGAATCCAGGCTGGTGGTATCTCGATGTGGTAAGAGGGAAGTTTGTTGATACCCGTCGGGTATGGGGTGCAGGATTGTCGGATGCCAAGATCGATATCGTTGGGTTACAAGACTTCGCTAGCTGGTGTGACTCTGAGAAATTGGGAGTAGACGGAGTATTTGACCAACAGCTCTCCGTGTACGATATGCTTAGTCAGATTGCGTTGATGGGTCGAGCAACTCCCTCCTGGGGTACAGGTAAGCTTGGTGTGGTTGCAGACTTGCCAGACCTCCCTGTAACAGCTGTATTCGGGATGCATAACATCCTACCAGGATCATTCAGCATCGAGTATTCCAACGAGGGCATCGCTGAGGTGATCGAGGGGTGGTTTATCAACCCTGATCACAACTGGGAACGTGACCTAGTTAGAGTATTTGTCCCCGGGACAGCAGGTGAAGCGAGAGTCCACAAGCTGGAGTTCCTCCTCTGTAGGAGTCGTACCCAAGCTGCTCAGCTCACGAACCTCTATGCAGCTCAGAATGTCTATCGGAACCGCCGGTATAAGTGGCGTTCCGACTGGGAGTTGATGCCCTCTGCTAGAGGTGACGTTGTCCAGCTCTCTCATGACCTCGCGAGCATGGACTACTCTGGTCGTCTCGTCGAGGGTTCAACTACTAGTGTGCTAAAACTACCGAAGGCTGTTCCGCTGTTCTCCGGGGGATCTTGGATTACCCTCGTCGAACCTGATGGAACATTTGCTACGCACTCGGTTGTAGGTGGTACTGGTACATCGGACACTCTCACACTTGTTACGCCTTTAGGCTATACTCCCTCGCCTCCGTACGACTATAAGTGGCTCTACGGGCCTACAGCAACTCCAGGTCGTAAGGTGAAGATCGAGTCGTTCAAGCCTGTATCGGAACGTGAGGTTGAGGTCACGGCCATTGATGAATCAGATGCCTTTTATGCTACCAAAGACGGTGGCTTTGAGCATAGTGATCCTACTCGTCCCTTTACAGGACTTGCAGTCAGTAATCTGCAGGTCTACGAAGAGGGAGTGGCTGCCGGAAAGGGCTATCTTGTCAGAGTGATCATCTCCTGGGATATCGGACCCGACTTCCTGAACGCCTCTCTGCGGATGTCTACCGACGGACAGCCTTACCAGACAGTCGTCGACAAGTCGCGTAATAGGTCTGTGACTATCAACATCCGGGATCAGAGCCAGCTCAGCCTCGAATTGGTGGGTACACAGCAGATTGGGTTCCGTACCCAATCGAATACGCTCACTTTGAACAAACTGGTCGACTGGGCTTCGATTAAAGTTCCATCGGACGTAATGGAGTTCCACCTGGATGGCAATACGTTCAAGTGGGTTCATATCGCTGACGTAGATGTTGTAGGATATATTATCCGGTTCCACTACGGTAATAATCCTAACGTCGGGGATGCTACTAAGTTACATGACGGGGTAATCCCTTATAGTCCACACACTTTCGCAGCCCTCCCGTCGGGTCAGATCACGTTTCTGATCACTGCAGTTGATGCTGCGGGGCTAGAGTCAGTAAACCCAGCTATTGTTGTCCGGAATCTTGGAGACTCAGATACCGACAATATCGTCGAGACTATCGACTTCGAAGCCTTGTCGTGGCCTGGCACACTTACGGGTGGAACAGAAGTCGGGTCGAACCTCGAGGCTGACGCCGAAACCTCATTCTACAGCCCCGACGATGGCGCGTCTTTATACGGAGCTGATGCGGATCCGTTCTACGAGGAGGATCTATTCTCCGCGATGCGGTACGAAACCTTACCGTTCTCGTTCCCTGAAGCTTGGGTCGGAAGTCCTATCCTTCTGTTCCATACTATTCAGGGCGAGGCAGTTAAGATTAATGTCCGCCGGGATAGTGAATTACCTTTCTATGGTTTAGAAGGCGATCCGTTCTATGGACCTGATGACGATCCGTTCTACGGGTCTCCGGGGATATATACCCCTTGGACAGGATCAGTCTCGTTCGAGAGCGGAACGTATCAACTAGAGATTACGACCGCTCAATCCAATATCCAGGGTATTATTGACAAGTTGGTGGTTGTGATTGACGTACCTGATATTGAGGAAAGCTTCAACAGTTTCACGGTCTCCCCGGGAGGAACTAGACTACCGATCACAAAGGATTTCGACATTATCAAGACTGTTCTTCTGACGTTAGAGG